ACTCATTGAAATCCCCTTAATTGATACTACTATTTTACGAGAGTTTTAGACTGTTGTCTAGACTTTTTTAGCCAGTTACCCAGGTTAATGGCATACCGCCATCAACATAGTTTTTGATATCTTCGTCTAGTTTATCTAGCAGTGCTTGACCTTCTGATTTGAGTGCTGTACCGTTTAGTGTAGTACCGCCTTGAGGGCCTGCTATTGAAGCAAATTTTTCACGTGCTTGACCTATGCTCATCATTACTAATGCATACGCATAGTCTTGGATCCACGGAAATGCTGTGTGATCGTTTAATAGCATTTGATCAGGTTTGTAGTTGTCGATGTGCAGTAATACGCTTTCTGCTGTATTGGTATCATAATTTTGATTTTGAAATGGTACTTTACGCACAATAGTTAATTTATGTGTAACTTTATTCCAATGGTAATTCATATAACCACCAAACATTTTCATTGCCATTTCTTGATAAGCTGTGAATAGATGATAGTTTGTTAATCCACCCACGCGACCTGCTACCAACATATAGGTATTTAAATAGCCGCTGGCAAAGGGTTCAAATTGGCTTGCTGTGGTTCCTGATACACTACCTATACCGCGTCTATATATAGCACGGATATTCATGATTTCTTGTGGTAAAATATATTCTTGTGTTTCTGGAAGTAGATCTAAAAATGCATAACTTTCTTCTACGCTGTTAGCTGACTTCTGGCGATAGCGTATTAGTGCTTGCTTAATACCCATGTCAAAGTGTTCTTTATCTGCTTCAACATCAACAATACCGTCGCCCAAACGTAAGCGGATATAATCAACTATGTCGTTACGTTGCTGTGTAGTAGTTGCTAATGGAGTTGGGTCAAACGCAATTTGTCCTGCGCCCGTTCCTGTATTCGCATTGAAAAGACTGTCTGAAATTACGCTATTGCTAGCTGTTAGATTACCGGTTGCTGTCGCCATTTAATTTATCCCGTTACTGTATATTTATGTTCAGCAACGGGATAAACTTGGCTTTCGCTACCTTGAGGGGATTACTGTACTTTAAGTAAGATCGTATCGGCATTAATACGACCGTTGAGCTTGATCTCAGTGGTTTTGATGTTATCTAAGAACTTACGCAATTCTACTTTACTGCTGGATAAGAACTGTTTGATCTGCTCTTCTGGTTTACGCAAAGTTTTTTGTGTGCTGTTGCTTTCAACATAGCCTGTAATCGTAGTGCCTTTAACACCCAATGCTCCACCTACATCTTCCGCTACATATTTGCCAATCTTGCGATTCTTAACGTTGTAAATCCATAACACTTGCGCACCAATAATGTCCACTGGATTGATACTTACAATTTTAAGTGCAGTATCTTGCTTGAGGTATTTTAGATTTTTAACTAGTTTTTCTTTTTGTGGTGGTTTGCGGACTGCGGCTTTCTTAGTAGCTTTTTTAGTTTGATTGTATGCGGCCAAATCTTGGAATAGGCTAGTATAAAAAGCATCATAGCGTTTATAGTCTGCGGCTTTCATATGACTATAGGCTTCTTTTAATTGTTCGCATTCACCCCGGCGTGCTTCTTTGAGTTCTGCGTGCCTTGGTTCAAACACTGCCTGTATCTTTGAAATCAATGCCTGTGGCACTAGATTCTTGACCAAGTATTCATAGGCCTTGGGATCTACGGTTTCGCCAGCGAACAAGGCATCTTCTAATATTTCAAAGTATAAGATATGTTTCTTAGCCACTTCATTCATGCGGTCCTGTATAGTAGGCACACGTATTTCAGGTTTCTTAGTGTCCTTCTTGTCATCAACTTCTTCTTCATCTGCTTTTAATAACAGCACACGCTTGATCGCATCAAGTATATATTCTACGTGTTTGTCACGTAAAGGCATGCCCTGTTCATGGGCTTTGATCAAGGCACAGACGGTAAATGGTGTTAGATTATCTGCTGAACGTGCATATAGATCAATTGTAGCTTTGTCTAAGACGTGAACACCCTTGTCACCTTCGTGTTGGCGCAGCCATGCAACTACATATTTTTTAAGATCTTTAGGACTGTAATAATAGTTGTAGTAACGGAAACTCTTGCGTAGGTGATGATCAAATTCCTCATCTGAAAAAGTCAAGGCACGATCATAATCCCATTTGGGTTCTGTGCCTGTATATTTTTCATCGCTGAAGTTGATATTAGTAACTTTAGCTTTCTTTTTCATTCCATCAATCTTGATTGCCATCTTAATCCTTTATTGGTGTAACCGTGCTAGTAAATGTAGTATCCCACTCTGTAGTATCTGGTGTATAATTTTTAGTATAACTACCTGCGATGATTTCTTCAACCGTTTTGGTGTCTTTAACTGAGCTAATTTTGTTTTTTAATTTTACTTCAGGCAACACTGAATAAACGGCCAATAGTAAAATGCACGTTAGGCCTAACGTTAGTCCAGATTCTTTTATTTTATTCCACATAACACTATTATATATGATTTTAGCCAAAAAGTCAACCACTTAATAAGACACCAAAAGTAACATACTGTTCAAATTGGGCTATTTCTTGATTTATTTTGGTTAAAAGTTCTTGGTGATGTCGGGTCTGTTTGCCCATGCGACGGCAATTAATTTCTTCTTCTGATAGCTGTTTAACCATTAACCCAATATTATAACTTATTTGTAGCATCTCAGGACCATAGCGTTTCATCCGTTTGGCGGCACTTTCTAGCTGTATGCTAATTTCTGCCCAATCTAAACTTGTAGTAATTTCAGCCATAACAACATTATAACACATTTTGGTTGGCTTGTCAATCGGCGATAAATACTAGATAATTAGGATTAGATAATGCCAAGACTTTCTTTGTGGCGCCCAAACAAGGGCAACGACTACAAGTTCTTTGATCAACGTATCAGTGAAATGTTCACTGTGGGTGGTACCGATGTACATATACATAAGTATCTTGGCCCCATGGAACAAACATCTGGCACTAGTGCTACTGAAACAGGGCTAGGAGGTATTACCAGTATCCAAGATCTACTGTTCTTAGAAAACCGCGATCGCAAATATGACACTGATATCTATAAACTACGTGCTATCTATCGTGTAAACGACAACGACTTTGATCTACAACAATTTGGCCTATTCCTAACTGGTGATACTATATTCATGGTATTCCATCTCAATGACATGGTTGAAACCTTAGGTCGCAAGATCATAATTGGTGATGTCATGGAACTTCCGCATCTTAAAGATTATTATCCGTTAGATGATGGATTGCCAGTCGCACTCAAACGCTATTATGTAGTACAAGATGCTACCCGTGCCGCAGAAGGTTTCGCTCCAACTTGGTATCCACACCTATGGCGTGTTAAATTAACACCGTTGGTAGATAGCCAAGAGTACAAAGACATTATTGATAAATTGCCAGCTGGTGATACTAATGGCGATGGTGTAATTGATGGTAATGATAATACATTAGGTAATTTATTAAGCACTTATGATAAGCTATTAGAAATTAACGATGCGGTTATACAACGTGCAGAGGAAGAAGTACCTGCAAGTGGTTATGATACCAGCTGGATATATACCGCGCCCATTACTGCTAATAACTATCCGGGAAGTCCTGAAGGCTTAAGTGCGGCACCAGCGCAAGAACAAAAAGTAAAAGGTTACCTAACAGGGGACGGTGTACCACCGAATGGTACTGCTGTCAGTGCAGGTATTGCATTCCCTAGTGTCGCCACAGTAGGTCAGTTCTACTTACGATTAGATTATATTCCAAATCGTCTATTCCGCTTCGACGGTAAACGTTGGGTTAAAGTAGAGGATTCTGTGAGAACTAACCTAACTCCTGGTGCAAATAACAAAACACAACGCAGTAGCTTTGTTAATAATTCTAATGCTATATTTAAAAACGCACTTGCTTGGGACGCTATCAGAGTTAATAGCCCGTATGTACCAGCGGCAAACGCACACACCGTATCATTTACATTGAGCAGTAAACAGGTTGTAACTAAAACACCGTATGTCAGCACATATGGAATCAAAACTGTTCTAAACGGCACAAGAATTAATAATACCATGGCTAACGTAAGCGGTAATGTAGCGTTTACAGTAACTAACATATTGGCCACAAACGACCTATTAGAATATACAATTTATGCAAATGTCACATACGAGCGTCAAGGGCTCAGTGATATACTAAGACCATTGGCGGATAACTAATGACAGCTCAACAAAGTTTTTTCTATGATGCGCAGATTGAAAGATTTCTAGTTCAATTTATTCGCATGGTGTCTGGATTTCAAGTTGAATTTGGACAAGACCGTGATGGAGTTAAAACTCTACAGCGTGTACCTGTATACTACGGTGATGGTAGCCGTCAGGTCATGCAGATCTTACAGAACAATAGCGAGAACTCTATGCCAACTACACCAGCTATGACTGTATACATAAATGGAATTAAGTATGATAGAGATCGTATGCAGGAGCCTAACTTCGTTGGCAAAATGAGTGTTAGACAACGTGCATATAATGAAGACACTGCTGAATACGAGTCACGCCAAGGAGCAGCATTTACTATTGAACGTCCGATGCCTGTACCTTATGAACTAGAACTTAAACTAGATATTTGGACCAGCAATACCAAACAGAAACTACAATTACTTGAACAGTTGATCTCTTTATTCAATCCTGCATTAGAAATACAGTCAACTGACAATTATATTGATTGGACTAGCCTTAGTATTGTTTATTTAGATAGTCAGACATGGAGTAGCCGTACGGTACCTATTGGCACGGAGAATCCTATAGATGTAGCTACTTTAACTTTCCGATTACCCATATGGATTAGCCCGCCAGCTAAAGTCAAGACCTTGGGAGTTATCCGTAAAATTATTGCTAGCATACATGATGCACAAGGAGACCTTAGTGATGCGGTCTACAGCGATTTAAATTTATTAGGTAACCGTCAATATTTTACTCCATTAAACTATGGAGTGTTGTTAGTTGGTAACCAACTTACCTTATTAAAAGTAAGTGAATTTTCGGATCCCCGTGACCCA